ACAAACCCAAACCCTACGGACGCGGCTACCGACGGCAACTAGCCGAGCTGGTAGTCGCGACGGGATGGGCTCCGCAGTTTTACTCTGACACCTTTGATGCTCGAGATCTCACTACGATTATTAAAGTTCTAGAAAAACAAAACAAGAAAAGGTCGTAATGGCGGACGGGATTGAAACTCGCATAGAGGTCTACGGTCTCAAAGAAGCATTGAAAGAATTGAACAAAATTGACAAGTCTCTTCGTCGCGAGATCACCAAAGATTACAAAAGGATTACAGCTGGACTTGTCTCTGACATTGAATCCGCTATACCCCTAAATTACCCTCTGTCCGGGTGGCAAAGACGCTGGACTCTTCGAGGATCCTATGAGGTCTTCCCTTGGCCTACCGAGCACAAAGTTAAAGCGTACATAAACACAAAACCGCCAAAAGAATTCCGATCTAATACCGTGAACCTGACAACCTTTGCGATCAAGTGGATTGGAGCGGCTTCGTCATTCTTTGACTTCTCAACAAGTAACGCTATGGGACAACACCTAACAGCCAAATACGGAGACGCCTCAAGAGTAGTATGGCGTCAATATGAAGCACACAAAGACGAACTCAATAGTGCTATGGAAGATCTAGTGGATCGCGTCGGCAAAGCTGTCGGACAGAACTTGAAAGCACAATAGTCATGGCTGTAATCCTCCCAATAATTTCAGAATTTGACGCGAAAGGAACTTCGCGCGCAGTCAAGGAATTTCAGAAACTCGAGGGCGCGTCCGCAAAAGCGTCGTTCGCCATGAAGAAAGCCGCGCTCCCAGCCGCAGCCGCTATTGCAGGAATCGGATTTGCTCTAGTCGGTGCTACCAAGGCGGCGATGGAAGACCAAGCCGAGCAAGTACAGCTTGCCCTTGCGCTTGAGAATGTCACTGGCGCGACTGACGCACAGATCAAAGCGTCCGAGGACATGATCTCAAAGATGAGTCTTGCGTCAGGCGTCGCGGATTCAGAACTTCGTCCGGCTCTGGCCTCGTTAGTCCGAGGAACCAAAGACATTGAAGAAGCGAACCGCGCACTCGCTCTCGCGCAGGATGTCGCTGCGGGTTCTGGGAAAGATTTGGCTACAGTCTCCGACGCAATTGCCAAGGCATACGGAGGGAATATGAAAGCCCTCGGAGCACTTTCGCCAGAGATTAAGATGATGATCAAAGACGGTGCATCCCTAGAAGATGTAATGAATGTCCTCGGCGGATCATTCGGTGGAGCATCCGCAGCAGCCGCCGCCACAGCCGAAGGTGGAATGAAGCGTCTCGGAATTGCACTTGCCGAAACCAAAGAATCAATCGGTGCAGCACTGCTCCCAGCAGTCGAAGCGATTCTTCCAGTGCTACTCAAGTTCGCAGGATGGGCACAAAACAACACCAAGACTCTTCTTATTATCGCAGGCGCGATCGCTGGAGTCTCGGCAGCGGTCTTGATCTTCAACGCGGCAGTCGGAATTGCAACAGTCGTGAACACTTTGTTCGCGCTAAGTCTCACCGCCGCACAGCTCGCGATGGTCGGATTCATCACTCTCGGAATCGCTTTAGTAATTGCCGCACTTGTCGCGCTTTACTTCAAGTTTGACATCGTCCGAAAGATCGTAGACACAGTCTTTGACGCCATGCTCATCGGTGGCAAAGCAGTCTTCCAAGGATTGACCACTTACTTCACAGGCGTCTACAACATCTTCAAAACACTCTTCAACGGCATCGCGACACTTTGGAACAACACGGTAGGCAAATTGTCTTTTAAGATTCCGTCTTGGGTGCCCGGTCTAGGCGGCTTCGGCTTTGCAGTTCCTAACATTCCTTACCTTGCAGAAGGCGGGATCGTGACAGGGCCCACGCTTGCGATGATCGGTGAGCGCGGCCCTGAAGCGGTCATCCCACTTACTGGACGCAATTCTGGAATGGGCGGAAACTACACGATCAACATCACAGGCGGTCTTGGCTCAAGCGCGGAGATCGGCACAGCGGTCGTGAACGCCATTCGAGCGTTCAATAGGCAGAATGGCCCTGCGAACATAGCGGTCGCCTAATGGCAGGCGTAGCGGTAGTCGGATCGGGTAACTACTCCCTAGAGATTGACACGGGCTACATGTGGGACGCCTTTACACTGGACGACGATCTTAAAGGCGAACTAGATAACACTGAATATGTGTTGGATGGCGTAAGCCAATACGCCGAAGTCATGGATGGCACGATCGCACTCACAGCGAAACGCGGACGCGCTAACACGGGCGACCAATTTGGTTATGGGACAATGAATTTCACTCTGAACGACACTTTTGCGGACGGAGTCTTTAACCCATTCGACACGACTTCGCCCTATTTTGATCCAGCCAACGATCAGCCCGGACTAGCACCGCTTCGCCAAGTCCGCTTCTCTCGCTACGACTCACTCAATGTAAAGAAGTATTTGTGGGTGGGCTACATCGTGAACTACGACTACACCTTTACCCTCGGCGGACTGGACACAGTGACCGTGAATTGCGCGGACTTCTCCTACCAGCTTGGACAGACTTTTCTTGCCGAATGGAATGTCACAGAGCAGCTCTCAAGCGAGCGTTTTGATGACATGCTAGATCTCCCAGAAGTCGCCTATACGGGCACACGGAGCATTGAGACAGGCGTGGCGACCCTTGGCGGTGCAGCGGCTTGGACGGTTACCAACGGCACATCGGTCGCAGGTTACGCCAACAAAATTAATGAAGCCGAGCAGGGCAGAATTTTTGTGGATCGAGAAGGCACGATAACCTTCCAGAAGCGTCTCGGAACAACGCTTGGAGTGCCTATTGCAGAGTTCCACGACGACAACACAAACATCGGCTACTCCGCTATTGACATCTCTTTCCAAGCGGACACAGTGGTCAATCGCGCATCCATTCAGCACGCTGGAGCCGCATCGCCACAAGTCGCAGAAGACCTAGTCAGCCAAGCCGCCTACCTTGTGCAGACACAATCTATTACCGACTCCCTTCTGCATAATGACGCAGCAGCTCTCACACTTGCCGAATACCTCATCAGCCCAGATCCCGAAGCACGCTTCAACTTCCTAGGCACCGAGTTCCCCGGCACACCTGCACTAGACCAAGACATTTTGGCGCTCCTCGATGTCGGCGACCTAATTAATATCCAAAAGTCAATCACGACTTCGGCAGGCCCAACCCAGTTTGCACAAGACCTCACCATTGAAGGACTTGAGCATCGGCTTACTTTGTCCGCTGGGCACGCGGTCACCTACTTTACTTCGCCAACCACGATCGTCTATGAGCTCATCTTGAACGATCTGGTATATGGCACACTCGACGAAGAAAATGTCTTAGGATAGATCTATGCCATTGACCACATATACCGCAGGCGAAGTACTTACCGCAGCCTCGCTCAATGCCAACCTAAGTTTTGCCGCAGCAAACCCCCCAGGCGGATTAACTTACATTACGGGCGCAAGTTTTAGCGCTGCATCGACTGTCAGCATGGCCGCAGGCGTATTTACCGCAACTTATAAAAACTATTTAGTGTTACTTAATTGTGTTACTGCCGCATCTGGAACAGTGAATGTGCGCGTGAATGTTGGTGGCACACCGCAAACTGGTACAAGTTATTATTCTGGTTACACCGCGCGCGGTAGTGGTGCAGCAGCGAACGCAGGTGCTAACACAACTTCAATGACTTTAGGCCCAAGCGTGTTTGGTGCTTACCAAGTAAACAGCATTATTACTTGTTTTGACCCACAAACCTCTACAGGTCAATACGACAACAACATCACCGCAACATCAACAAGTTTCTGGGATACCGCAAACATCGGTGTTTCTTTAATGGGCGGCGGCACAGACACCATTGGCGCATACGACGGATTAACTTTTACTACATCAACAACAATTACAGGAAGTTACAAAGTTTACGGATTGGCTAACTCATGAAAATCCAAGTAGGCGACATTGAACGCGACATGACAGACGCGGAAATAGCGCAATATAAAAAAGATATTGAAAACGCAAAAAAAGCCGAAACCGAACGCGCAAAACAAAAACAGGCCGTACTTGACAGGCTAGGAATAACAGCCGACGAAGCCGCACTACTACTTGGCTAATGCAAGCGTTATGGGTTGCACTAGTCGCAGGCGGTTTTACTGTCTTAGTTGCAATAATTAACCGCGCCGACAAAACAAGCCGTAAAGAACACGCCGAAACATACAAAGCATTAGGACGCATAGAACAAAAAATAGACGGGCATGTCACAAACCATGAAAAATCTTAAAGCACTCTTATCGAGTTACGGACGGTCAATGATCGCAGCAGTGCTCGCGGTCTACATGACAGGCAACACCTCACCAAGCGATCTAGGCAAAGCCGGCATCGCAGCACTCCTACCGCCGCTTATGCGATGGGCAAATCCATCAGACAAGGCTTTCGGTCGTGGAAATAATTCCAGCGAATCCTAAGATCCCGAACTCCAGACCGTACACAGGGAACTCCGACGGAGCATCCGATGGCCCTCGGCAGGGCATGGACGAATGGATTCGACAAGCGATCCGCTACAGCGACGGAGCCTTCTACAACTTCGGAAGCTGGGGAATCCGCAATATGCGCGGCTCCGATAATTTGTCCGTCCACGCCTGCGGAAGAGCAGTCGATCTTTCCTTCTTGGCAACAGAGAAACATCCAGCCGCAAATCGTAAAGGGATGGTCGCATTCTCAAACATTGTTACCGCTAACGCGAACACGCTCGGCCTTGAATGCGTACTTGATTACCTACCAAAGCCCTTCGGACGCGGATGGCAGTGCACTCGACAACGCTGGAGCAAATACTCCAAGCCCACAATTCACGGAAGCCCCGGTGGAACTTGGTGCCACTTTGAGATCTCGCCTGCTATGGCAGACTCTCCAGCCCTTGTCAAACAAGCCTTTCAGAGAGTGTTCGCCGAAATCCCCCAATAGCGCACACTGATCCTCTATGGTCGAAGTACCGACGATAGGAGTAAAAAACATGACCGAAACGAAAGTCTTTATCTACGAGGTAGGTCGGTGCAACCTTGACAACGGACAGGAAATACTTGTCCAGATCTTTCGCCACGAAGACACCCACAAAATCATCCGCGCACAGATCGCCTTCCGAACATTGGCAGGAGACTCTTGGGGCGTACCTACAGAATTGGACTTTGAGAAATGAGCTATATAACGATCAAAATCTTTGCATGGGTAACTTTGGGACTTTGTCCTTTTGTGCTTCTCTGGGACGCTTCTGAAGCGCCTGAAGGCATGTCCAGAGTCAGTGCCGAGACCGCCTATGCCACCATCCCGCTAGGGACACTGCCAGTCGTCGTTACACCCCCCGTCACTACCCCGGCTACAGCTTGCGCGCAAGCCCTAAACCTTGCTTTAAGTGTTGGATGGCCTGCAACCGAAACACCGACTTTGATGCGCGTCCTTAAGCGTGAGTCAAATTGCACGCCCAGCGCATTCAATCCTCGAGACACTGCGGGCGGATCTTATGGGTATATGCAGATAAATGGATTCTGGTGCACCCCTTCGGCATACTGGCCTCAAGGCTGGCTCCAAGCGAAAGGGATCTTGACAGTGTGCGACGAACTATTTGATCCACGCATAAACCTCACCGCCGCTCTCGCAGTGTGGCATAATTCTAACTGGTCACCTTGGAACCTTCCGAAGTGACCGAAGAGTCCTATCCCGAAACTGGCATCACACAGGAGACAAGAAATATGTATCCCGAAAACTATTCCGACAAATACAACAAAGTATTCAAAGAGTTCGTAGACGACATTATGAAACCGCCGCGTCCGATAGATCGTCTCGAAGATCATTCAATCTTGCTTGATGAATTGACTTTGATGTATGACGCGCACATGACAATCGGCGGAGAACAAAACAGATTCAATGCAAGCGTGATTCGTGCCGCGATCAATGTGATCATCTCATGCACAAAATAACCTGCAAGAAATGCGGACTAGAAATGACTGGCACCGTCTACAGCACCAACACTTCAAAGATTCTTTGGATGCACCCGGGCTTCAAGGCGTGCGCGAAAGTGAAACCGATCCGATGAGCGACCTACAACTCTTCGCACCGACACGCGGACTTGGCGCATACCGAGAAGAATGTGCAATAGACCGAAACACCGTCATCATCTCACCCAGCGCAAAACCCACATCGGCTCTTGCCGGCTTAAACGCACTTCCGAAGTCAGGCTCAAAGCGCAGGCGCGTCTACGAATACTTAAAGCAGACAGGCGGCGCGACCGACGAAGAGATTGAGCGCGCACTGGGCATCTCTGGGAACACTGTCAGACCGACTCGAGGATCCTTGGTCAAAGACAAATTTGTCTATGCCACAGAGCTTGAGCGTCCAACGATCTCGGGCAACATGGCGATCGTCTGGAAGGCGCGCTAATGGCACACTTTGACCTATCGCTCTATGAAACCGTCGCACAGCGTCTAGAACGCTTCTGGACTGCCTATCCTCACGGACAGATTGTGACTGAAATGGTGCACTACGACGGATCCACAGTGCTCTTCAAGTGCACCTCATACGACAACGACGGACGACTGATCTCAACGGGCTACGCCGAAGAAGTCATGGGAAATAGTCCCGTAAATAAAACTTCGTTTTGCGAAAATGCGGAAACTTCGGGAATTGGCAGGTGCATATCCAATGGGCCTTTGGGACACACTGGAGAGCGCGCATCAGTTACCGAGATGGCAAAGGTGAATCGCGTAAATAGCGCGCCTGCACCGGACGCATTCGGCGGAGCATCCGCAAAGCAAATCGGATTCTTAAAGTCACTAGCGCGCGGTAAAGCATGGGATGACTTTCAGCTGCTTGAGTTTATTCACAAGACGCTCGGAGTAGACGATGCAGTGCTCGAGACCTTGTCATCGGGACAGTGCTCAAAGGTCATTGAAAGGATGAAACTATGAAGAACCCAGACCAAGAGTACGACCGACTCCACGATCACATGACCGCAATTGCTCGAGAGCGCGACCACGCAGTCCGCACCATAGACGAACTCACGAAACAACTTGAAGAGCTCAAAGACGCGCTTGTCTTAGCGCATGAAGCCTTACGGCGGGAGATGCCATGAGTCGCCTAGTTTGGCTTGCATTGGCGATGACTGCATTGTGCACGATCCTGATGGCGTTGTCTGATAGAAAGTAAATCCTTTACAACTGGCAAGAATCACGGTCGTTCATCGTTCGCATGATGCGGGACTTTCATCTCTGGGAACAGAGTTAGATCGGCGCGTCCAAAACCTGCAACACGAAAGGCGATGGACAAAGCGTTGAAGCGCAGTGAGTAAAGGAATTGAATAGGGAGTCCAGTGTGGCAACGGACGGGAGGCCCTTC